AGTCCTCCACCCGTTGGATGGCGGTGGCCATGGCCGGCATGTCGCGCACCAGCTGGCGCGCCCGGGCCCGCAGCGTGCCCACCGAGTTGGCAATCACCGTATTCACGCCGTCATCCACCGGATTCCAGCCGCCGGTGTTGGTGTTGCCTTTGGCGGCGGCGTATTTCGAGCGCACCAGATGCCGGCAGGCCATGCGCTTTAGTTCGGCCTGGGGCGAAAACAGGCCCACGATACGGTCAATGGCGCTGCCGATGCTTACCATGTGTCACTCTTGACGGTGGTGGATACCCGGCGACCGCCGGAGGTGGATTCGGCCTGGACGTCCGACATGATGATGCCGCGCAGCTTGATCAACTGGTCCAGGCTGGACTGCTGGTACTCGAAGGTTTTGCCATTGACGGTCAGGCGGGCCACGGCCGCCCCGGTGGACAGCAACACGATGGCGGACTCGACGTTGGATAAATCAGTGGAGGAAAACGCCATAAAGAAAACCCCATAATATGGTGGTGTGATTATACGCCGCCACCATATCATGGGGTTTTTTATCTTTTTATGTTTTTAACAGCTAATAGATAGCTTATGACCACCTAATAGACAGCTTATGAATAGTTAATAGATAGCTTAAATTGCTTGACAGGGTTTTTCAGGATCGCGCCCGGATGTCGCCCAACTCCGGCGGCTCCTCCGGCCGCATGCGCCTGGCGTCAGGGTGGCGCAGCTCCTGGCGCTGCACGTAGCGGTGCCAGCGCCACACGTCCTCACGGGTGACGTGCCATCGCCCGTTGAGTTTCCCGGACGCCCCGCAGCACCCGAACGGGTATTTGCGCAGCAACCGGATAAACTGCGATTGCCCCATTTTTAGCTCGTCCAGCACCTCCTGCTGACTGGTCAGCACGTTCGACGGCGGCGCAACCGCTTCGCGGTCGGCGTCATCCCCCATCGTATCGGTGTTCTCGGTGTCATTTTTTTTACCGACTGATTTTCTGGCTGCCATTTAAAACTCCTTTTCGCCTGGATTGATCACCACAATTTTGGTTTGTCGTCCGGCCTTGCCGAACGGTTTTTAGGCGCCTCGTCCTTTTCTTCTTTCGGTTTCCAGAACCGCACCTGCATGATTTCGGCCGCGCAGTTATTCAGCACCCCGCAGTCCCATAAATGGTTGGGCGCACTCGGCCGGCAGTCCCAGTCGCCCTTGTCGTTGACGTATTCCGACGTGTAGTGCGCGGCGTAGTCCAGCGGCAGATCGCTCGGCATGCGGACGCTGCCCGGATCGCCCAGCTGCACGGCCATGGCCGCCGCCAGCTGGTCCTTGAAATACTTGGTGTTCACCCGCACCAGGTTCAGGCCGCCGGGGATGGGTTTTTTGCTGTTGGGGTAGTTTTCGATGCGCGAATAGGCATAGGGCTGGTTCATGGTGCGCTCGCCCTTGGTGGGCAGCACCTTGCCCGGGTGCTGGCGGCACCAGTCGTATACCTCGGCCGTGCGATGGCCCATGGCGTCGATCAGCCCGCAGCGCACCAGGTAGGGGTTGCCATCGGCATCCGCATAGGCGTCCGACCACAGCACCTGCTCCAGCCCTTCCAGCGTGGTCGCAAAGCCGCAGCGAATCACCCACTGGTCCCGCGTCAACCCCCAGCCGTGGGCCACGATTTTAAACCAGAAGCCGTCGTCCTGGGTGTCGGCCCCGAAGGTGAGGCAGCTCACCTGCCCGCCGCCCGGCACGCGCCCCATGGGGCGGTCTTCGCACAGCGCCATGATGGTGGACTCCAGCCGCTCCACCTGGTAGGCCACCCAGGGCTCCGCGGCGTAGCCGTTCTGGAAGTCCTTCAACTTGGTTTTGTCCGGGCGCCCGCCGGGCGGGTTGGCCGCGAACCAGGCCGCCATCACTTCCGACAGGCTGACAAACGGGCTCAGCCAGCTTGGGATCTGAAACGCAATCGAGGACGGGTTGAAGGCCGCCAGCCAGGCCGCCATGACGATGCCCTTTTCACTCTCGCGCCACTGGCCGGCGCGCACGGCCGCGTCCCGTTGGGCGTCGTCCCAGCGCGCGGGGCATTTTGCGCAATCGTACCAGGCCAGATGCTCGGCCTTGATCTGCTTGGGGTCGCGGCGGCCGTCCGGTACCCGGATGCGGGTCAGCTCCATCACCTGCCAGCCGCCGCAGGCCGGGCACTGCACCCAGTAGACGAAACGCACCTGGGCTTCCTGGTAGGCCTGACAGATGGGGCCCTCCTCGATGGTGGGGGTGGACACCAGCCACATTTTGCGCCGCCCCTTGTAGGTGGTCATGCGCTTCCTGGCGAGTTCGATCGGGCCGGTCTCTTTTTTGCCCGTGGTGGCCGGGTATTTGTCCACCTCGTCCAGCACCACCTTGCCGATGGGCTTGTTGGCCAGGCGCGCGGCGGAGTTGGCCCAGGCGAAATAGATGGCCATGTGGGTCAGGTTGATGCGGTTGACGGACATATCGTCGTCATAGCCCGTGGTGTATTCCAGCAAGCGGCGGCTGGAGGTGATCATGGGCTGCACGCGGTCCTTGCTGTTTTCCTTGCTGGTCAGTTCGTCCGGGTAGACGTAGAGCACGTCCGCCGGATCGCGGTCGATGGCGTAGCCCACGCAGTTGTTGACCCCCTCGGACTTTCCCACCTGGGGAGTCGCCACCAGCACGATCTCCTCCACCGAGCGGTGGTAGCTGGCGTCCATCACGCCGGCCAGATAGGGCGTGGTTCGATTCCTCCAGCGCCCCGGTATGGCGGACTTCGTCACCACCCGGTGGCGCTCGGCCCACTCCGAGGGCGGTATCGGCCGCCGCTTTTTAAGCCGCTTTTTCTCCCCCCGCGTGAGCCGGTAGTGGTACGATGACACCTGCCCGCGCAGCTCCGGCGGCAGATAGGTGGCGGGCAGGGTGGTTTTGGTTTGGAAGTACATCAGCCCGTCCTCTCCATCATAAAAATGACCGAGAAATTAAGCAGCCCCGCTGCAAACCAGTAAACCGCCGGACCCCAGCGCCCCGCGATGGCCAGCGGCACCGCCGCCAGGAAGCTTTCCAGCATGATCAGCAGCGGCAGGATCTGGTAGAATTTAATCACGCGACAATCCAACCTTTCTAAGTTCACCGCCCCAATCAACACAGGCATCGAAAGCGTCTGACATCGGCGATCCTTGACTAAAGCCTTCTCCTGTTTCGATTCTTTTTTCTATCAAGGCGGCAAATACGATCCACTTCTGGGTTATGGGCTTTTTCAATACAAAATCAGCCAAACCCAGCGACGCGCCGCAGGTGTTGCAGAACAATTCCAATCCTGACGTTTTTTTTAACTCTGTGTTAAATTCTGTTTTGAGCCGGCATTTTAAACATTCAAGGGATATTATTTTCTCCATTCAATTAACCTCCTCGAAGTCCACGAAATATTCCAGGCTGGCGTATTCGGCCAGCAGCTCGTTCCATTCCGGCAGCATCATGTCCAACACCATGGAAACCTTTTTGGCATCGCCCCCCACGGCCGATACCCAGTCCGCCGTGCGCGTGCGGAAGAAATTCTGCACCCCCTGGTCCAGCACACCCACCCGCGACGACATCTCCAGGTTGAAGTCCCGCCGCGGGATGTACTTCTTGCGCTCCTTTTCCATCTCGAACTGCGCCCGCTCGTTCTGTGCTTTGAGCTTCTCGATCTCCAGGCGGGTTTTCTCTTCCGTCAGCGGCGTCAGGTTGCCGTCCTCGTCCTGGATGCGCTGCAGGTTCTCGGCGGCGTAGGCCACCAGCGCCGATTCGCGCACCGTGCCGTCGCCCTCGATGACGCACTTGCCGGCCGAACAATCATAGTAGAATTTCGACTTTTTGATCTTGTAGCCCTGATCTTCCAGCCAGGAAATGGCCGCATTGCGGTGCGGAAAGCAACGCTCCAAAGGGAAATATTTGGCATCGAGGTGCGTGGTGAATTCCGCCAGGGCGCCCTTGGCCGCGTTCCATTTTTTGAGATCGCTTTCGGCATAGCCGTCTTGATAGGCCGCCATGGTGCGCGCCACGGCGTTCACCAGCACGTCCAGCTCCTCGGCCTCTGAGGCCGAACACTTCCCCCGGATGCGATCCAGATCAGCCACGGCGCTGCCCCCTCGCCCGCTCAACCTGGCAGTGCAGGTCGTGGATGATTTCAAAGGATTCTTCCCGACATTTGGCAAGATCTTTCTCCAGATACGCATTCCGCCCCGCCAGGTCGTACACCTGCTGCTGCAGCGCATCCCGCTCGCGCCGCAGCATGGCGTTGGCATCGCGCAGCCCGCCGATCTTTTTCATCTGCCCGATGTATTTCCCGTTGTTCATGATATCCAGCACCGCCCCCTCCATCACCATTTGATCAGCAGGCCGTTGAACGGCAGGCCGTGCGTTTTATTGAAAAAATCGTAAAACTCCCCCACCGAGCAAAACCCGTCCGCCTCGGCCAGCTCGCCGATCGCCATCGGATCCAAAAAACGGACACCGTTGCCATCCACCAACAGCACCCGGCCGTCCGTCAATATCCCGATCGGCTCCGCAGACGTGCAGACCTCCTCGCGCAGCTTCCGGCAGGCCTTGGTCCTCATTCCGGTGTAGTGATGCAGCACATCCCCCGGCGCCGGGTCCCGCCCGTCCTTGCGCATCGCCCGGATCGTCTGCCGCTTGGCCCCCGATTCCACCAGCGGGGCAAACCGCTGTTTAAAATTCAATGCCGGCATCGTTTTCTCCTCGTTATCGAAAATTAAAATGTAGGCGGTGGCGGGATTTGAACCCGCGATCCCATACTTTCACAGATCATGTAGCGCTCCATCATCTGCTATCCTTTGGTTGTTCACCAGGCGCTTTCCATGGTGCTTACCTGGGGCTGATACCGGACTTCAGCAACACCGCCATAAATCTCTCGTTATCGCTTAAATACGACCAGGCGGCCCGACGACCGTTTCTCGCACCGCTGGTGTTTCTTTGTGAATTCATCGGCCATTGCCAGCCACATATCCAGCGCAACAGGCAATCGCGGCGTGTAAGTCGCCCCGCAGTGCAGGCAAACGAATTGCCCCTCGCCTTTATCGACACACTTAACGATGACGTGATCCTGGTTTATCACCGCGTGACCTCCGGGTATTGGTTCCACTCACGGCCATCCAGCAGGCGGCCAGCTTTATTTTTGCCGACGCGGTGCATGATTGCCACCGGATAGCTGGCCTTCATGAAGTTCTCGCCGCGTATGCAGGGTTTACCATCGATGTCGACGCACCGCCCGCCGTTTACCCAGGTGCCCGCTTTGTTCACCCACTGCTGGAGTGTCTCGAACTGGAGGAACACCGGCTCGAAGGTCGACAACCGATAGGCTTTGGTGCCCCATTCGCCAAACTGCTTAAAAAAGTAGGGAACACCAGCCGCCACACACTGATCCCGCAGCGACCGCGCCCATGCCGGGTGCATCGGCCTGGCGCCGGGGCCGCTCTCGCCGCCGCAGATGACCCAATCAAGAATATTGTAGTGTTTCTTGTCCAGAAGGCCATGCCGAAGCCACGGCAAAGCCACCGGCCCCAGCATCGGCTCCACGCTCACGAACCGCACCGCCGCCGGGATCTCCAACAGGATCGGTATGCGCTTGTCGGACTGCTCCTGGTTCTCGGTGGTGACGCCAATCCACGCCACATGCTGAAACCACGCCGCATGTTGTACATCGATTCGCGTTTTCAGCACCCACTCGCGCCATGCCAGAATACGCTCCGGGCGTTTCGTAAGAAAAAGCCATTTATGTTTTGGGTTCTGCCGGTGGGCGCTGGCCGCATTAGATATGACAAGACTGATCCACTCAAACGGCACATCCTCGTGAAATAGATCCCCCATCGAACAGACAAACACCATGCGCGGTTTGCGCCATTTAAGCGGTTTTTTAAGCTGTGATTCATGCAGCGTAACGGCAAACGGATCATCCGCCGGATACCCAAACCGCCCCGCCAGGCGCTTCGCCATCCGCTCGGCGTAGCAGTTTGCGCAGCCGGGTGATATTTTGCTGCATCCGGTGATAGGATTCCATGTTGTGGTGCACCACTCTATTTTAGTTTCGCTCATTTCGACCTCGTCCGTAAAATTCATCCGGCGTGCAGACTCCATCCGGCGTTATATTAAAATCGATCTCTCCACCATATATGCCGACGTCCCTGGCCAATGCGGTGGTGCAACGGCACAGCCGATAGTAGCCGTCCCGCAGTGCCGCCCTTAGATCGTCAACCGTCTCGATATCCGGCCCCTCGTACAGCTTATTACCGCGGCCCTGGTAGTCCACCATCCACCGCACGCTATCTGCCATCGCTTCGGCCATGTCTTTACCAACACCCCACACACACCCGTCGAAATCCCGGCTCTCGTCCTCGATCACTATCCAGCAGGTCATCTTGAGCCGCGGCTTATACCGCCGGACGGGCGTCGCCTGGGCCTGTTCTTTGAATAGTTGGAGTTGCATTGTTGGATCTCCTGTTGACGATACGCGTGGCGCCTGATCTCAACTCCCGGCATCTCTCGGTGACGCATGCTTTGCAGTAGCTGTGCAGGCGCCCGTCACCAAGGCGGTAATAGAATTCCTCATCCGCCGGCCAGTCCTCATGGCATCGATAACATCGTTTCTCGATCATGCGTTATCCTCTACCTATCAGTAGCAAAGAAATTGGACCCATCAACCACATCCGCCGGATGCGCCGCGATATATGACCAGCAATCCCGGTCGAAATACACCAGCCGGCTGATCCGCTTCGACACATCCGGATGCCGCCGCATGGTTTTTCTTTCCCGGATGCCGGTCTGCGCCGGCGTGTTGATGATCCGCACCGGGTATTTTTTCAGCAGCCCGGCCAGTTCAGCGACGCTCGCCGGAACGCCCGCCAGGCCGTCCGCCGGATCCGCATTGACTTCCGGTTCCTGTTCCGGCTGCGGGCCTTCGCATTGCACATCTCCGCCAGAATCGCTATCAGTTGATGCAGAAACATCCGCGCCCCCCCTTTTCTCATTCATCCCAAACCGAGATGGGCCAATCGTCATGGCCGGCGGCAACCCCGCCACAACCCACTCCCGCAGCGGTACGCCCGCCGCCGGCAGATCGCCCGGATCTTTTCCAACAGGCACGGGCCAGCGTTTGGCCCGCTCGAACTGATCCTGCCACCATGGCCAGGCCCCGGCGCCGGCCTGGTCGAAGTCCAGCGCCACCAGGATGCACAGCGCCTGCTGCAGGGCTGGCGTGGCCGCGGCGTCCGGCTTGGCGTGGCTCGATCCCACCGCCAGGGCGCCCACGATGTCGCCAGCGGCCGACACGACCGCAATGGCATCCAGCTCGGCCTCGATCACAACGAAAGCCCTGGCCACCGGGTTGATCAGCGTGCGGGCCATGGTGGACCCTGGCAGGTTGAAATATTTCGGCTGACCCTCTTTCAGGTCGGCCTTCGGGCGCCGGATCCGGATGCGCAGCACCTGGCCGTCCAGGATGTAAGGGATCACCAGCCCGCGCGGGATGAACAGCATCTTTTTGCGGCCATTGTCCTTGACGACGGTGGGCAGGCCCCAGGCCTCGCGGGGCCGGAACAGACAGTTGTGGTCCCCTTCGCCGGCAAGCCAGCCCAGCCGAAAGCGCTCGACGGCCTCCCGATCGATGCCGCGGCCCGCCAGATAATTCAGGTGCGATTCACTTTTCAGCAGCGCGTCATGTGCCTTGGCCACCAGCTCGGCGGCCTTGTTCCGCCACCGTTCCACGTCCACCCCGTCCGGGGCGGCCACCGTGTCCGGCTGCCAAGCCCTGGCGGCCGTTCTGTCTTGTTTCCGGTCATAAAAAGCCTGCCGCTCGTAATTGGGAACATCCCGGCCCACATGCTCGCAGGCCGCCTTGAAATCCAGCCCCATGAACTGCCGGCAGAACTCGATGTTGTCGCCGCCCTTGTCGCAACCCCGGCACCACCACGATCCGTCGCCGTTATTCTGATCCGGCCAGACGTGGAAACGATCATCCCCGCCGCATCCGGGGCACGGGCTCCAGTATTCCTCGCCCTTGTGGCCCCTGGAGGCCAGCCGCGGCGCGATGCCGGCTGCTTTCAATAGATCGAGTACGTTTATCGCCATGGTCCTGTTGGTCCTGCCCTCGGTCCTGGCCTTTTTTATAAGGACTTTAATACCTTATAATTTTTCCAGGACTATTATCTAAATATAAATTTCTTGATTAGTTTTATATGGTCCAGAAGCTAAAAACACGTCTCCCTCTCAATGGTCCTATGGTCCATTTTCCTGTTAATTTAATATGTTAAATATACAAATCATCTGGACCATTAGGACCATCACCACACATCACCCCCATATTGGTCTGGCAGAATCTCCCGCATGACCCGCAGATCCAGCGCCAGACCGAAATATTTATAGAGCCCGCCGACCTTGTCGTGCCGGAAGCGCTCGCGCACGTAGCTTCCAAACTTCTTTTGTTTGGGCGGGAAATTCCCGACGAACTTCTTCCACCAGGCCGTGAAGGCGTCATAGAGATCCGAGGCCCCGATCTGGAACTCGGTCTCGTCGCCCGTGCGGCAGCAAAACTCGATGAAAGCCCCCAGGTTATCCTCGCCGGACTTCCATTTCTGGGTTTCCTCCACCACCCGTGGCGGCATCATCAGGCCGTCCCGCTGCCACTTGAGGCAGCCCTCCACCATCCAGGCCAGGATGCCGGGTGCCTCTTCCTGCAATTTTTGTTGCAACATCGGATCGGCCACGCGCTCGTTATCCGCCTTGGGCTCGCTGTTTCGCAGAAAGCGCACCAGAAACGGGATGTTGATCACCCGCTCCCAGAACGCCTGGTCCTGCGAGTCGGCGTGGGGCTTGAAGTTGGACAGGAGAAAAAGGGTGTGGCTGGGGGCAAAGGTGATGGGGTATTTGTCGTGCGGCGACCGGCCGGTGAGCGAGTCGGCCCCGGTCAGCCATTTGCACTTGGCCGCGCTTACCTTGGCCCCGTCCTCGGTCTCGCTGGCCCAGGCAATCCGCAGGCCGCGCATGGCCACGATGTCCGGCGTTGGCGCCGAGCTGTTGGTGATCTTGTAGCTGGCCAGCAGCATTTCGGATGGGATCGGGCCGGCCAGCGGCCCCAGCACGGTCTTGATGGCTTCCATCTCGGTGCCCTTGCCGTTGCGGCCGCCGGGTCCGGTGAACACCGGGAAAATGTGTTCATAAACCGCGCCGACGATGGCGCAACCATACAGCCGCTGCATGAACTCCACCACCAGCTCGTCCCGCGAGTGGATTTCCAGCAGGGCCTCTTCCCATGTTGGCCTCGGTGCATCGATGCCGCGCCACTCCGTCGGCGCAGCCTTCAACAGAAAATCGTCCGGTTGTCCTGGGCGGCTCTCTCCGGTCTTTAGATCCACGACACAATTCGGACAGGCCAAGAGCCACGGCTGCCGGTCGATCTCATCGCCGTGGATGGCCATGGGGTTTTTTGAGGTGTGCGCCCATTTCGCGCACTGGGTGCGGCGCTGATCGCCGCGCAGGTCCCACACGCGCTTTGACAGCTTCCGCTCGCGCGATTCGTGGTATTTCTGGAGCTCCTTGTCGTCCTTCGACTCCTGGGCCTTTTTGCGCTCCAGGTCGGCCGCCGCCTGGTAGCGCTTGACGACTTCCTCCACGGCCGCGAATGCCCCGTCCATCGTGTCCAACTCCCAATGGTTGCCGGCCCAGCGCAGCCAGCAGTCCATCGATTTGCAGAAAATAAACTTTCCGGCGTTGATGCGCTTGTATAGTTCGCCATCACCCAGTTGGTTGGCCTGGATGCAGCTCCACACGAAATTATGGTCCGGACCACTGTCTCCGGGACCGCTGCCGGTTTTGTTCTCCTCGGCCACACGCGACTCCACCTGGGCCCGGATATCCTCGATCTTGACCAGTTTCTGCTCCATGCCGTCCTGTTTGTCCCGATCCGTCAAAAGTGTTAACCCCTACTCTCAAAATCGCG